TCATTTTTATCAAATACGTATTACCACCAATCAATCCTTCCACAAAATTATGAAGATATTGATACCCACCACCAAGATCGTCCATAAGTGGTGTACCAGGAGTACCAGCGGTAGAAACAAGACCATAATGAAATTCAACATCTGGGCCAGGGGCGGCCGGCCAACTACTCTCCCCCGTATTGTCTTCTGATACAAATGATATTGCAAAGTTGTGTCTATTAGTAGGTGGAGTAGAATCTATGTTAGTTATTTTGAATATATACCAATGATCAGCTGAAACCCAAAACCTAAAGTGATCTCCAATCGCCAGACTGTCGAAGTGTGTACTTTGATCAACGCCGTTCTTATCTATATGATAAACTAACAACGCCTTTGCTTCGGAAAAATCCCCACTTGCGTGAAGAGAGTAGGAGTTGGAATTATAATAGCTACCACTATGTTTCCATACATTATAAAAACCATAGTGACCATCGGCATTCGCCACATTGTTCATATTTGTAGAAGCGCCGTCTATATCGTCATAATCAAGTGTGGGACCTGTGAATGTAACAACACTAGGACTCGGGGCTGTGACCGGCGCGTACGTAGCAACATTTAAAGCTAAAGTATGCCCATCGGTATGCGGGGTATTATATACACTATAAAATGATTTACCTATATATTTATTATCTTCTACGGTCCATCCACCACCAAAATCATGAATATTATCCTCCAGTTTTTCAGTTGGCGTAGGTAAAGTAGCGAATTCTCCAGTGTCATCATCTAGTAAAACAACCCCATTGGTAGTTAGCGCTTGTGCGTCGGAAGATACACCGGATGGTTTAGGAAGTAAAACTCCATTCCCATCACGATAAGTCCAAAATGAATTATTGTTATAAATATCTAAATACCCTAAAACGATTCTTTGACCTTTTTTCCAGAAATTTTCATCATCAACCTCGTCTAATGAAGAGCTATTTTCATCTAAATATATTCTTCCTCCTATAAAATCTTTTAACAATACGGCTGACGAGATGTTTTTTACACTACCAAATTCATCAATACACCATATATAATCAGCGTTATTCGGACTTAAGCTACACCATGTTTGCCAAGCTTTTTGGTAATAGTTTTCTTGCGTTGTAAAGGTGTTTAAGAGAGTTTGGGTAGCTCCAAGACTTGCTACTGGATCAGTGGGATCGTTTTCAACTATAAATAGCGGAAAATCAATAGTGCTACCACTATCAGCTGATGTCATGTTTGTCCAATCAGGTCCTACGTCTAACTGCATTATAGTTGGTATACCAATACTATTTTCATCAAGCGTATTTCTTCTGATTTCAGCATCTCTACGTAGGTACATATGTATAAACGTATTATACCTCATAGTATCTCCACTACCATCTAAAAATGGGTTATTCTTAGTGGTGTTTGTTGGTGTAGTACAGCTAGTTTTGATTACAGATCCCGCGGTTTTTGTTGTGTTTATCAACTCCATATCAGGAGCATTCAAAGGATATTTCTTTATCAGCGTTATGTCTTCTACTTTTACATTTCTAGTATATAATCCACTTGCGTTTTTTACTCTTGTAGTCTTACTCCAATCAAGAGGATCAGAACCAGCTTTACATCTTTCTATATTTATTTTTTTTGGTTCTGTTTGTCCGTCTGTCCACATTAACATTCCATCTAAGATATTTATACCCGTGATATAATCTACGGAATTAAATCCTAAAAACCTATTAACTTGTGTTATTTTAACGTTTGTAAATGTAAAGGTATTTGTAGTTGCGGCAGTACAGTTATGAAAGAATGATAAAGAATCCGTTTCACTACCTTGAATCCATTGTATGTTTTTTGTTCCAGAGGTATATATATCTAAAGTAACACCGCTACCATATTTAGAATGGTTTGCTAATTGCAAAGAGCAATTGTCGATTTGCGAGGTAGATAGAACCGTTACATCATATTGTATTTCATACTTACTACCCTCAACAAGATCTATTTCATCTCTAAATAAATAAAGATATCCCGCTCTACCCCATATAGGAGCGGCTTTAGAAGCTGTAAGGTCCCAACTAGATCCTTCTACATAACTTGAATTTGGAGAACCATTAGACCAATTTGTATTACTAGAAAAATCTTCAAAATCAATAACATTTAAGAAAGAACTATCTGGATTTACGTCAACAGATCCAAACACGTGTGTATACGTATCTGGCATACCAAAGTCAACAAGAACTGGAATGGTATTCCTTAACTTTATATCGTGCTCAGCGATAGCATCAGTATAATCTCCTTTTATAAACCAATATAACTTGTCGTTCTCCTTATCTACCAAAGATCCAACACAAGTAGCTCCAGGTATAAGCGTTGACAAACTAGAATACGCTGTATTTCCCCAGGAATTCTGAAGAGATCCAGCGTCATCTCCCTGCGAGGTCGATACCTCAACATTTAGAGCGTCGCGTACTTGATTTTTAGGAAGTAACCTCTCATCGAGGTCTTTGTTCATTCTACCTCCTAGGAAATTATTTTTAATCTCAGGCATTTACTAGTGTTTTATATGTTTAGACATTCCTCTCAACGTCTGTGTAATCTCCTCTAATTTAATATTTGATAGCCTTATTTTGGCTTTTCTCGTTTCAACTATTTTATCTTTTTTCATTCGCATTATAACAGTGTCTGGTACGCCAACTCTTGTTGATAATATAGCGTACGCTATGCACTTGTACATTGCTTCTTCTGCGAATTTATGAACTTGCATTTCCGCATCAGTCCCAAGACTATCACTTATATATTTTAAAATCACAGTTTTTCCAGAAATATTAGAGCTAAAATGTATTTTTCCTGTTAAATCATCTATATAAAAAGATCCATTCACTTGAGAGTGTTTCGGGTCTAATCCGTATCTCTGTCCTAAAGCAGAAACATAGTAATCATCATCGTAAGAATCTTGATTTTCTGAAGGAGTTACAGATTGATAGTTAGCTTGCGTTGTAGAAACGTTATCAGTATCTAAATCATCGCCAGTGAAAGTATAATTTCCATCAGCATCCTGTGCTACATCAGTTGGGTTAGAGGTTTTAATTGCTGGATATAATACGTGCTCTACGCCAGATCCGTCAGACCAAGTTAACTTTACGTAATTAACATAGTCTTGAGGTAATAACATGGTTAAAGTTGCTGGTACTACAATCTCTTGTGCTTTAGTGGACTTAAAGGTATCGAATGACAGTTCTTGAAGCGAGCGCATCGCGTGAAACTGAACTGTAGATACTTTTACTTTAGGTATTAAATTATCTTCACCAACATAAGCAAAGATAAAATTATTAATAATATCATCTAGTGATATAAATTGATAATTACCAAAGTTACTTCCTTCGTAATACGCTTTTTGCGTTTGATCATCTAATAATCCCATGTTTTATTTATTTAGTTTGAGCTTCTTTCGCCATTGCTACTTGCATTAACTGTGGATCTTTAATATTTATACCAGCTAAAGCTAATATTTTCATTACTAAAGTATTTTCTTCTGACTCGTGTAACTCAAAGTCTACTGAAGAAGCACTATTATATAACGCTGCTCCATTTATTTCTGTATAATTCCAAGACACATCTGCTGGTCTGGATATATAGTGACAATTTAAAGTTGAGGTAGAATACGCTGGTGATACAGAGCTTGGATACAGTACTATTTGAGTAGCGTTTTTTCTTGTGTAAACAGGATGTTTAACAGTGGGTTTAGCTAGTGGAACTTGATTAATAAACTCTATTTCTCCCGTATCAACGTTTTCTACTTTAATACTCTTGGAAGAATCGTTATAAAAAACTGTTCCTAACCTATACACGTTAGTCGGTAACGTAGCTGTTTGCCCGGATACAGCTGACATATCTTGATGTAGATTGTCGAATGGGGCTATTTTTTCTAATGTCAACTTCTTAATATCGTTATATTCTGAATCATTCTTTTGTGCAAATTCAATAGCACTCAATTTAAAGAAGTAATTTTCAAATATATCGAATTGACTTTGATTAGCGAATAAATTAAATTCTTGAGGTGTTATATAACCTCTTTGTTCTTTGTTAGCGATTGCTAAAACTCTTTGATATACTGTATCTATATTTATTGCCATATTTTTTTTATTATAATAAAGTAACCACCCCGAAGAGTGGTTACTCTACTAAGGTTGTTACGACTTGAATCGTTTTTCAATATTGGAGTAAATCTCCATTCCTTCATCAGTTTTAAACCAAGAGGCTAAAGCTGAATATGGATGTTCATCAAAAGGAACATTCATTAGTTTTCTATCATTAGAAGCCCAAGTAAAAGTTCTTTGATCTTGAGATAATTTAATTATCCCCATTTCTGTTGCTCTAATACCAAAGTTTCTAAGTTGAACGTTATCGTCATTTACTAGTTCTAAGAACAACGCTGGGTTTCTCTTAGCATATATAAGTAAATCTCTTTTAAGTTCCTTAGAACTCATCTTAGATACTTTAGATCCTAATTCAACGCGCATAACCGCTTCAGCCATATCAATATCTAATGTTTGAGCTGCGTTTAACGCGTCAATCTCTAATTGTATAATATCAATTTCATTAGCAGCTTCTTTAACCGCATCTTTCTCCGCAAATAATTTATTTTTTAACGGATGGTATAAAGATAGTAGTTTCTGTAAAACAGTCTTGTTTTTGGGAACATGTAAAATACCATCTCTAAAAATGATATGATCCAGTCTATGTTCTCCTTTCATTTCGTCTACAAAAGGTGTTTGTTGGTTTCTAGTATACTTTAATTCTCTTTCATAACCTTTTTCTTCATCAAAATAATAAATATCAGCCGCTTTTATAATGTGAGTTAAAGGAGATTTTTCATGCAAGAGATAATAGTATCTATCTTTAATTACCCAATCTTTTTCTATTTTAGGTTGAGTTTTTTCTTTTGTTTCTGTAAGTTGTTGGGATTGTTCTATAATTTCATTAGAACGATCAGTAAACTTAATTCTTTCGTTTGCCATAATATAATATAATATAAGTTAATAAAAATAAAAGGGAGTGGAGAACTAGCCCCACTCTCTTTTAAAAATTGATTAGTTCAATAACATAAAGTTATTTGCACCTTGTACTACTAAACATCTTTCAGATAAATAATGAACCATCATCTTGTCAATATCAGTTGTTTCTGCGCCAACAGAACCAGTAATCCAAGTTTTGAATTTTCTGCTTTCCATTTTTGAAGCTCTATAACGAATATGTAAGAATGGACGTTTCAAGTTTTTACCTAAAATCTCATCGTAAACTGAAGATACACCAGCTGGAATCATAACTCCTCTTACTGCGTTAACAGTATCTTGGTCGTTAAGAGATCCTCTAGTACCTTTATCATTTAGATATTTCCAGTCTGATTTGTAGAAGTCATAAGAACCTCTTCTGAAACCAGAGAAACCTAAGTTTAACGCCATATCTTCAGAGTTGTTAAATACTCCGTAAGAAGTACCACCAGCTCCGTAAGAATTCATTGAAGCTAACATGTCATCCATTGCTAACGAAGTAGCTCTGTTTACAAACATCATGTTTTCTTCAATAGCACCTTGCTTATCGAACTCAGCTAAGATAGCGTCGAATTCAGCTAAATCAGTAGCAGCGTTAACACCTGTTATACCAGATGATTTATTACCTCTATCTTCTATAGCTGCGAATAAACCTTCGGTACCAACGTTTACCGATGCGCCACCTAAATAAGTGTCTACAACGTTATCGTTACTGCCTTTAACAGATTCAATCATACTCATTTCTAAGTAATCAGTAAATCTAGATCTAGTGTCACCTTCTGCTTTTAAATACCATAAGTAACCGTTTTGTCCATCTTCACCAGTAACTTCAACCCAACCAATCGCAGATGCATCAGATCCTGAAACCTGGTACATATCTTTGATGATAATCGGTTTGTTACTATAAGACTTGAAAGATGGTTCGTTAGCTGAGGTTTGACCAGCTACTCCTTTTTTCCATTCAGAACCATAAACCATAATAACTCCAGTATCATCATCAGACATACCGATTCTAGCATCACCCAAAGCATTAGAGTTATATGGAGCACAAGTTAATGTTTCAGCTCCTGGTGTTGCGGTAACAATACATTTTGCTGTTTTTCCACTTGAAGTAGAAATAACTACCATATCACCAACTCTAACACTGTGAGATGCTGCTGCGTAATCCGCGCCAGTATCAACATGATCATTAATTGTAATTAAGTTTGAAGCTGCTGTAGTAACTGTACACGTATAAGTTACGTGTAATCTACCTTGTTCTGACCAAACTACTTGGTCTGAGGACATTGCCTCTTCTGCACCTACTTGATTTAAGAATCCAGAAACAGTTCTTTTTCCAAAGACTTCAGCTTCTTTCTCCATTAAATCTGGTAAGTACTGTTGGGACCAATCATTAGTCCCACTTGTAAAATCGATATAATTTGTAGATAACGTAGCTTGTATAGACGCTGGCGTTAAATTCAAATTATCTCCTGCTGTAATTGCCATTTTGTAATAATTTTAAATTGTTAATTTTTGTTTTTAATTTTCCATTTAAAACTAGCAGAATCATCACCTAACACCCTAAACTTTGGACCACCAGTATTTTGTTTCTCTCCATGTGACTGGCGAGGATCCATACTAATGTTCTTAGACTTAGCGATACTATCTTTCATAGCGTCAGCTTTACCTTGTTCATAAAAGTGTTTTGCAATAGCGTCTGAATTCATCGCTGTGAATAATGATTTATGATAACCCGCTGCATCTTCTAATGCTCCATTTTTATTGAGAAACTTTCCCATAAAATTTTGAACATCACTGTGGGTTTCTTTTACCTTATTAGTATCACTAACATTAAACCTAAATCTTCTGTCTCCGACATTGTATTCAAAACCTTTGAATTTGTCTCCAAAAAACTCGTTAGTTTTTTTGTTAAAATTATTTACTAATACTTCACTTTGTTGTTTAGACTCCTGCGTAGTCTTCTTGTATCTATCAAAGAAATTTACAGCTTTTTGTTGTTCTGGCGTTAGCTTTGAACCAGCTTTAATTTCATGATAGTATTTGGACTTTAGCCTGTCCAGTTGGCTTTTAGCGTTGGCAACTTGCTCTTTTAACGCTAATTTCTTTCTACGTATATCTCTTTCGTCGTCCATGTCCTCGTCGAATGAGAATTGATCTTCCATAAGGAAGTTAATTTCTTCGTCATCTAAATGACTTTTTGTTTGTCTGTAATACTCTGTTAGCAAAGCTTTGTCCCCTAACTTGTCGTAATCTTTAGTTAACTTAATATAGTCAACTAAATCCCCACCAGTATCATTCATAAAATCAACTAATTTTTGAACGCCTTCAGGAAGAGGATTACCAGTTTGTTGAGATTCAGTGATAGCTTGTTCAGCTTCATTAGCTATTTTATTAGCCTTCTCTTCGTCTTCTTGAGTAATTTCTTCTACAACAGGTTTTTCAACACCTTCTTCTGTAGCTTGTTCAGCAGTCGTTTCTTTATTAAGTTTTTCTTCAACCGTCTCTTCTTGAACGTCGCTTGTTTCGTTGGTATCTGTTGATTCTGTATTCTCATTAGTCGTTGGTGGTTTGCTTAAATCTACTTTGTAAACATCACTTTCAACTTCTTCTGATTTAAATTTCTTTAAATCTACTTTAGTAACATTTTCTTTTGGTGTTTCCTTTTCAGGTGTTTCTACCTTTGGTTCTTGAGAGACTGTTTCATTTACAATCTCTTCAACAACATTTTCTTCGTTTTCTTCCATAATATAATATAATAATAATTAATAAATTCTATAAACTAAAACCACCATCTAACAAGTCATTTATATAGTTTGATTGCTCGAAGTTTTTAGGTGGTCTGTTATTGATTTTTTGATCAAGCAATTCGCTTTGATGTGTTGATTGGGTTTTTAACCTTCCGTCTTTACGGTTTTCTTTTAACATTTCCTTAGATTTAGCACCATCTGTCTCTAATTGTTTTAATTGCATTTGAAGACCAAACTCATGATTCATAAGTTCTTTCTTTAACAAGAAATCATGCTCATTCTTATCTTTCTCAATTTCCGCTTTAGCTGTTTCTAGTTGGACATCTGTTTGAACTTTAGCTTGAGCTTTTTCAATTTCCATTTGAGCTGCTTGAGCTTGAGCCTGTTGGTTCGCTTTAGATTGAGCCTCCATATTCTCCTGCTGCATCTTTTGATCTCTTTGTTGTTTCTTTTTTCTACGTATTTTAAGAAGTTGGTTTGCTAGCTTTATGTTTTTAATTTCCCTAAGATCGATAGCGTCATCTAAATCTATTATTTGTTGCTGCAACGCCATTTGGATATTATTCTCTAATCTAGATCTTTCTTCATCATCCGGTTGTAAAGTCAAGAATATACCGAAATCATATAAGTGTAATTCACTCATTTCCTTTAACGTGGCAACGTTGTGATTTCCTATAGCTTGTACAAAAGCTTCTTTAGTTGGGGAGTATTCTATGATATCTGATATTCTAAGGGATAGACATTCCGCTACTGATGCTGTTAAAAATAATCCTGATTGAAGTATATGTCTAGTAGCTGTATTAGAGTTTGCCGCT